AACTTGAATCACAGCCCTTTTCCCACACAGGCAAATCTTCAACCCGCTTAACAGACTTAACATCAAAGTCTAAGAATGGAAGTTCATATGTATCTGGGTTAGTTGGATCAGATTGACCAAAGCCATTACATTGCAAATTACAAAGAAAAAATCTTATCCAGGCTGTTGGTGCTCCTGTGTAATGACCTTCTCCTTGAATGCTATAAAATATTTCACTATAATGATATTTCTTTTCAGTAATATTTGACATTCATTTTTTTATTTCTTTTCGTTCGATCTCTATAGTATCCATTTGTCTTTGCATTAAGTCAATAACTTGTGACACATATTCATCATTGCCATCAGAATGAACTAACAGTTGTTGTAAATCTACATTCTCTAACATTTTGTATTTTGTGGCTTGTTGCTTTTTTTCTTTTTGTATTCTTCTTACAAATGCAAAATAAATTATTTGTGTATAATATGCAAATGGGTTTGAAGACTTAGCAGGATCAAACTTTTCTACAGCAACTAAACAATTTTCTATCCCATCAGATATCATGTCATCACGGTAAGTATAATTTATAAAATTTGCTTTATATGAAAGATGAGTGGCTATCTTCAAAAAGCATTCCCCAAGATAATTTGATACCATTGGTTTAGGAATATCCTTTTCTTTTGCTGTAGTAACCTTTTTTTTATAACTATTTAATTCTTCTAAAAATTTTTTATTGTCCACATAATGAGTACTCTTAGGATTACTAATGGATAATTTTTTTGGGTCTTTCTGTTCCTTCTGTGCCTTCTCCATAACTATCATCTTCACTTTCTAATATTTTTATTTCTTCTTCCTGGTCCATAAATTCTATTTCAACAGCGTCTTTTATGTACTCTTTATATTGTAACACAGCATCATCATGTAAATCAACTACTGCTATTATAGAAGATGTAGGCATATTTACCTGAGTTGTATTGGCCATTTTAATCCAAGGCTGCATTGTATAATGTTCCATAATTTGATAACCATGAGTAACTTTCATTGCTCTTATTTCAATAGGATCAAATATTTCAATGTATTTTTTATTTTTAAAATCACTAAAATCATCATTTGAAGATACAACAAGGCTTTCACCATTAATTAATTTTAAATATTTTACTTCTATATTATCTTTATTCATAGATTAACCTCGACTGTATTGTAATCAAAATCTTCATCTGCATAAATTTTTATTCTTTCTATCATGTGCATTAAAGTGTAATTTCTTTTTGATTTCCAACTTAAATCATCTCCTATGTCAAATAATTTACATTTTGTTTTATTGTCTCCAATTCTTAAACCTCTACCAATTGATTGAAGATTTCTTATTCTCGATTTAGAAGGTGAAGCAAATATTATATTATGTAAGTTTTTTATATTTATTCCTGTAGAGAAAGTTCCAAATGAAGCAATAATTATTGCATTGTTTTCTCCTTCTGTTATTTTTCTTGCATTTTCTCTTTGTTGTGTTTCAGTACCGCCATATATAAAAAATATTTTTCTATTTACGGCTTTTTGTAATATGATATCATACAATGACTTACCATGCTTTTCAACATACTGAAATAATACTAAAGAGTTACCTTTTTGATCTAAAGATAAATTTCTAATAAATTTATTTCTTGGATAATGTTGAACTAAAAAATCCATTTCTTCTTGGTAAGTATTATTTTTATTATCTTTCTTTAACTCATCTGAATACTTTAAAACAATAGCATGAATCTTTAAATCAGCAAGTTGTTTTGATTCAATTAATTGTTTTGTAGTTGTGGTTTTAAATACTTGACCAAATAGACCTTCTAAAACTAATTTATGAGTTTTTGTCCCATCAAGTGTTCCTGTAGTTCCTATACGATATGGTGTTGTTATACATTTGTGCATTATTGAAGTTAATGATTTTGCTTTGAATAAATGACATTCATCTCCATATATGACTTTAAAATCTTTAAAAAAGTTTCTTGGAAGTTTATATAATGATTGCCATGTAGATATTGTAACTGGCATATCATTTGTCTTATCGACAGTTCCATATATTCTATAACAATTATATGATGATTTCCAACCATTATTAGATGAATAATCTTGAAAATCTGAATACAGTTGTTCTACTAATGATGTAGTTGGAACTATGATTACTTGTTTTCTTCCAAACTGCTCATGCCATCTCAATAAAACATAAATGATCAAAGATTTACCAGATCCTGTCGGTGATAATAATAGTCTTCTTCCTTGATTAATACCATTGTAAATAGCATTAAATTGATAGTCTCTCACTTCAATAGGCTTGCCAGATGAAGTTAGTTTAAGTTGCTCTATGAATTGACTTAGATTTTCTTTTGAAACATTATCTAGTGTACTTACAAATTCCGAATCATCAACTGTATAATTATTCTCTTTAGCAAAATATTCTACATATGGTTTTAAACCTACATATATTTCTTGTGTAAATAATGAGAAAAGATGTACCTGTCCATCCCATACTTTGTTTCTATACATTGGATGAAATTTAGCACCTGGTACCTCAAATGAAAAATGTGAATGCAATTCTTGTGCTATGGATGGATCACATTTAACTTTTATGTATACTTCATTTTTTTTTGTTATCGAGATGTCTGTCATAAAATCTTGTTACTGCTTTGCCTTCAAAATTAACATAAGAAACTTGGTAATTATTCGAAGATTGTTTTTCTTCTTTGTCTGGAGGTTTAATAAAATTTTTATCAGAATGCGCCATTTGTAAATTTATTCCATTCTATTGCTGATTTAATATCCCAAGTTCTTGAATTTATGGATCTTAGAATTTGTTCTAATGTAAACATAACTGTTTTATAATATTCAATTTTATCAGTTAAAGTATTTAAATCTTCATCACAAGTAAGAAATTCATCCATTTCATTTTTCAATGGTTTATTACCCATGTATTGAGATATATTAAGTTTATTAAGATCAGATTCAGTAAGCTCACCACGATAATAACGATACTTTAATCGTCTCATATTATTGTAGTCGCTTTCGGCTTTACGCTGCTGTAATTTAATATTAGATAAAACCGTTAGGTACTTAGCATGAAGATTAGGTGTTCTAACTGCTTCATTACCAAGCTCTAACTGATTTATCTTGGAGTCATTTTTCCATTGTTCTTGTATATCACTAAGTTTCATATCTATAGAGTTTCTAAATCTATAGTCTCCGGTTTTTCTTTTTCTTTATCAACTGTTACACTTCTTGTTGAAGGAGGAGCTGTTTCTCCAGGTTGATTGAAACTTATTATCATTTCAGGATTACCTTGGAAACAGAACGAACCATAATGATTCAATGAAATAGATGGATCTAACCAAATATCACCGCCCATTTTTTGCCATCTACGACAGAATGTATAATCTTCAGAAAGATATCTTTTATCAACTGGATCAATCATTGTATCAAATAATGCATAAAAATTATCTTTAAGATCTACACCACCCATTTGTACATCATTATTGTATTTGATCTCTGGGTATTCTTTTACTAATTTTAAAATAGCTTCACGTTTAATCATCATAAACCCAGTACCCGCATCATGTAGTTTAATCAATCCATTTTCAACACCAACTTGTTTTTTATGTTTATCTATAAACTGAAAATTTATAGCATAGTCAGAACCTAATGCACCAATTTGTCCAGGAGAATGATTTTGTGAAGGATCTAAAAGTATAGCTTCTTTAATGTGTGACCAATTTACACCTTTTTTAGGATATGCACCAACTGCAACATCCTTATCATGCATCCATAATTTTAATATATCATCTACTTGGAATTCAATATCAGCATCTATAAACATAAGATGAGTATAATCTGAATTTAAAAAGTAGGCTAGTAATACATTTCTTGCTCTTGTTACTAAAGACTCATTTGCTATTGTTCCAAACGCTAAAGGAATTGTATGACCATTCATAAATGTCATAAGTTTTATTACTGATCTAAAATAAGGTTCTGTTAAAGCTCCCCCATAACAAGGTGTAGCAATAAAGAATTTGCTTTGACGAATTTTGTTTAAGTCCAGTTGAACTTTCTTTTTTTCCATAATAACTCCATAAATTAAATTTATAATGCTTCGATTTCAAATGTCCTATA